GGCGCAGGTTTTGTTGCAGGTTCTACCGGAGTGGAGTCAAGCGTTAACAGAATACTACGCGACCTTGGAAATAAAGGTTATGTAGAGGTTGTTAAAAGCGCAATAGCGGAAGGAGTGGGCGAGTTTGGTGAAGGCGCAGCAGAAAAACTAGCTGCCAACATTGCGGCTATTGAAGCCGGCAATACTGACATTCAAATTATGGATGGTGTTATTGGTGGTGGCGCTTTAGAAAGTTTTGCAGGAGCAAAAACAGGCGCTGTAGTTGAGGGAACGGGGCAAGCATTAACAGGACTTGACGATGCTAGTGGATCAGAAGGCAGTTTAGATGAAACTGCTCAAGTCGCTACTGATGTTGCTAATCAAGCAGCCCTTGATAATCAAGAGAGTATAGACGCAGGAACAGCTAGTATGGCTGAGAATGCTGAGAATGCACTGGCGAATACAACTGCTAATGAACTCTTAACTGACAACAGCATTACAAACACTATTGATACTACTACTCGCGATTTAAATACTAGCCCTAAAACAGTAGCTGAAGTAACGGCAGAAGAACAAGCATCGATTGAGAAGGTAATAACAAACTCAGGAATCATGCCAACAACGAATACTACTCCCACCAATCAGCAAACAATTTCCGGCCTCGCGAATATTGCGCAGTCTGCAATTGGCTTGTTTGGTATGGGCGCTGCGGCAGTAGCTGCTGTGATATATGCTGCTAATAAAAGCGGAGCATCTTCTGCGCAGATTGCGGAAGCCACAGGTTTGACTGTAGATCAGGTTAACAAGGCTGCTCAAGACGCAGGAACAACTGTTAACAATCAAGGTAATACTTTAACCGTTACAGGTGAAGCTGCTACAGCGGAACAACAAGCAGCGGCAGATGCTGCTTCTGCGGGTAACGCCACGGTAGAAAATCGTGCATCAACTCAGGTTGAAATAAACGCTGCTGCTGCGCGAGATACCAAAGCTGCTGCCGATGCCAAAGCTGCCTCTGACGCCAAAGCAGCCGCAGCCGCAAAATCCGCAGCTGACGCTAAAGCATCATTTGACGCCAAAGCTACCGCAGAAGCCGCAGCCAAAGCTGCCGCTGATGCCAAGGCTGCCGCTGATGCGAAAGCCGCTTCTGACGCCAAAGCTGCTGCTGATGCGAAAGCGGCCTCAGACGCTAAAGCCGCTTCTGACGCTAAAGCCGCCGCTGATGCAAAGGCTGCTGCCGACGCTAAATCCGCTGCCGATGCCAAGGCAAAAGCCGATTCAGATGCAAAGGCTGCCGCTGAAGCCAAAGCAGCCGCCGACGCTAAGGCAGCAGCGGATGCCAAAGCTGCCGCAGATGCTAAAGCTGCCGCCGATGCTAAAGCCGCAGCAGAAGCTAAGGCAGCCGCCGACGCTAAGGCAGCAGCGGATGCTAAAGCCGCAGCCGACGCTAAGGCTGCCGCTGAAGCCAAGGCTGCTACGGATGCCAAAGCAGCCGCTGACGCAAAAGCAGCAGCCGAAGCAGCCGCAGCAGTAAAAGCAGCCGCAGCATTAAAAGCAGCTCAAGACGCAGCAGCAGCATCCTTAGCGGCAGACGCAGCATCCAAAGCCGCAGCAGACGCTAAAGCAGAAGCAGCCGCAAAAGCCGCAGCAGAAGCAGAGGCCGCAGCATCTAAAGCAGCCGCTGACGCAAAAGCAGCCGCAGAAGCTAAAGCCGCCGCTGATGCTGCTTCTGCCAAAGCCGCAGCCGATGCGAAAGCCGCAGCCGATGCAAAAGCAGCAGCCGATGCAGCAGCTAAAGCAAGTGCAGACGCCAAAGCCGCAGCTGAAGCCAAGGCTGCTGCCGATGCTAAGGCCGCTGCTGACGCCAAAGCTAGTGCAGACGCTAAAGCAGCAGCAGATGCGAAAGCAGCAGCAGATGCGAAAGCAGCAGCAGATGCGAAGGCAAGTGCAGACGCTAAAGCTGCCGCTGATGCGAAAGCTGCCGCTGATGCAAAGGCTCAGGCCGATGCAAAGGCGCAGGCCAACGCTAAAGCTCAAGCTGACGCTAAAGCTGCGGCCGAAGCCAAGGCACAAGCTGACGCAAAAGCTCAGGCAGATGCAAAGGCAAGTGCAGATGCAAAGGCCGCTGCGGATGCTAAAGCTCAGGCAGATGCCAAGGCTCAAGCGGACGCTAAGGCTCAAGCTGACGCTAAAGCACAAGCGGATGCAAAGGCTCAGGCCGATGCAAACGCGCAGGCCAACGCCAACGCCAACGCTAATGCTAATGCTAACGCTAATGCTAACGTGAATCCCAACGTGAATCCTACTGTTAACCCCAATGTAACTGTTGATCCAACTGTTACCGTTAATCCCAATATCAATCCTAATATTATTAATACAAATGTTACCCCTGAAACTCCTCAGCCCGAAGAGCCTGAAGAACCGGAAGAGGAACAGACGCTAGGCATGATGCAGATAATACAAAGTACACCGATTACCGATTCACTTTTGTTTGAGCCACAGTTTACAAAACTAGACAACATTCCTGTTGGGATGTTTGAGCGATTTATGCGAGCCACAGGAGGCAGGTAGATGACATACTTAGAAGCAATTAATAACGTCCTCCGCAGGTTACGAGAAGATGAAGTCACTACTACAAACGAGACTTCGTACTCTGCTTTGATAGGCGACTTGATCAATGACGCGAAGAAGCTAATAGAAGATTCATGGAACTGGTCTGCATTGCGCAGCACTATTGAAGTACCGACCGTCATCGGTCAGGCAGAATACGTTCTTACTGGCTCAGGTCAGAGCGCAGTTATCAAGCAAGCCATGAGCAGTAGTGGTCATGGATTTTTATGTCTCAACACTGTGCCGTATTTTGACAACGTGTACTTTAATCAGACTCCTGCCAGTGCTGTGCCTACGGATTACATTGTCAGTGGGGTAGATGATAACGATGATCTTAAAGTTAAGGTCTATCCACAGCCTGACGCTGTGTACACGCTACGGTTTGATATTGCTGCACCACAAGCTCTACTCGCAGCAGATGCTACTAAGATCAAAGCTCCGTATCATCCTGTCGTACAGATGGCATACGCTATGGCTCTTCGCGAAAGGGGTGAGACAGGCGGTCAGTCAGCAGCAGAGCAGTTTGCTGTAGCGTCGTCAGCGTTGTCAGATGCAATTGCAGTAGACGCTAACCGATACCCCTTAGAAACAACTTACATGGTGGTGTAGATGGCTCAACAACTACAGAGCATTACAATCACAGCGCCCGGATTTGCAGGGGTTAACACTCAAGACGCACCTCTCGCGCAAGACCCTAGCTTTGCCGCTGTTGCGGATAACTGTGTGATTGATAAAGAGGGAAGAATAGCCGCGCGAAAAGGTTATAGCATGATCTCTACTAACGGAGGCGCAGTGCTAGGCAGCTCGGATGGCATTGAGTCTATGGGCGAGTTCGTTGCTAATGATGGAGATATTACATTCCTATCAGCAGGTAACAACAAAATCTTTACAGGCACTACAACATTAGTAGACGCAACGCCCTCTTCTTATACGATCAGCGCTAACAACTGGAAGTTTGTATCGTTTAATGACCACATGTTTATGTTCCAACGTGGTCAAGAACCGCTGCTGTACTCGGATCACGCAGGTACAGTAGAGAAGATGTCTGCTCACACACACGCCACAGGCACACCACCACAGGGTAATGAGTGCTTGGCTGCGTTTGGTCGGTTATGGGTAGCAGATTTTACAGACAACAAATCTACAATCTACTGGTCTGACCTGCTTAACGGCACACACTGGACAGGAGGCTCTACAGGCTCGATTGATATCACTACTGTCTGGCCTACAGGGTACGACACAATTGTTGCTCTAGCGGCTCACAACGGCTTCCTAGTGATATTTGGCAGAAACTCTATTGTGATATATGAAGGAGCAGACAGCCCTGCCAACATGACCCTCGCGGATACCATATCTAATGTGGGCTGTGTGTCGCGAGATGCAGTAGTGTCTACTGGTAAAGATTTGATTTTCCTTGATGACTCAGGTGTAAGAAGCCTAGCAAGAACCATCCAAGAGAAGTCAGCTCCTATCGGTGACATCTCTAAGAACGTAAACAACGACATCAAGTCCCTCTTCGCGGGAGAAACAGGAAACATTAGTATGCATTACTCGCCTCGTGAGGCGTTTGTGTTACTAAACTTCCCAGAACTAGCTGTAGTATACTGCTTTGATACTCGCTTCCCTTTGCAAGATGGCAGCTTTAGAGCAACAACATGGTCGCACATTAATCCATTAATCTTTGCCAACACATCTACCGAGGCTGTATACATTGGTAATAGTGCGGGTATCGCTCAATACACAGGGTTTCAAGATGGAACATCAGGTTATCTTCTTAGCTACTTTAGTCATCCTCTTAGCTTTGGCGATACATCTAACCTAAAGTTCTTGAAGAAGATTAACCTCACTACATTTGATGGGGCTGAGGCTACGGTGGTATTGAACTGGGCATACGACTACTCTGGTGCGTACAAAAAGCAAGCATATACTTTACCCAAGTCAAATGTAGGACAATATAACATCTCAGAATTTAACACCGAGGCAGAGTATTCTTCCTCTATCGCATTGATAACGCGAAAGAAAATCAATACGTCAGGGCAGGGTACAGTAGTAGCCGTTGGCGTAGAGACCACAGTTGATGGCAAGACCATTGCCTTGCAAGAAATTAATATTCAAGCCCTAATGGGAAGGATTGTGTAATGTCTAACTACACGAAGATAACAAACTTCGCCGCCAAGGATACTTTGGTTAGTGGTAATCCCGCTAAAGTAATCAAAGGCTCTGAAGTGGGGGCTGAGTACGATGCAATTGCTGTAGCAGTAAACAGCAAGTCAAACTCTGAGTCTCCTACATTTACAGGAACGGTAACCGCAGCTAACTTAGTCGTTAGTGGTACGTCTACCTTTGCAACAATTGATGGAGGTACTTACTAATGCCTAACGCATTTACAAACTTTGTTGGCGGCTTGATTGGCGGGCAAACAGGTGGCTTGCTGTCTGCTATAGGTAGCGCAGCCGCTCAACAGAAAGCAATCAGCGACATTGAAAAAGCAGGTGAGCGTGACGTAAGAACTGTCTACGGTGATCGTCCTCCCGAAGCCGCGAGTGGCGGTTTAATGGGTGAGATAGGTCGGAAGTCTCAGTTCAAACCTTTTGGTGTCACCACTGCTACAGGCGCAAGAGCAGGGTTTAGCTCTACCGGAAACCTAGACACAAGCCTTAGCCCTACTGAACAGGCTTTGCAGGAAAGAATGCTAGGCTTTGGTAGCAGTGCGTTTGGCATGTTAGGCGATCCAAATCAAAGAGCGGCAGAACAAGCCAATGTGATTGGCATGCTTACGCAAGACCCTACACAAAGGGCTGCGCGAGAGCAGGAAATTATGGGCAACCTCACAGCCCTGCAAGCACCAGAGCAGGAGCGTCAGCGTCTTGCTCTTGAGGAGCGTCTATTTGGACAGGGAAGGACAGGTGTTCAAACCAGTATGTTTGGTGGCACACCAGAGCAACTTGCTCTTGAGAAGGCCATACAGGAGCAGCAAGCAGGTTCTGCATTAACCGCTATGGAACAGGCTAGAGCAGAGCAAGCCTTGACCTCGCAGCAAACACTGGCAGGTCTGGGTGAGACACGAGCAAGATTAGGTCTACTAGGCGAGTTAGGTCTACAATCAATCCCTGCTGCTTATCAAGGCCAGAACCAACTCCTCGCGACTCTCTCTCCTGCCCTGCAAGCATCGCAGATTGGCGCGGGTCTACAGGCTACAGGCTTGGGCTTAGGCACAGGACTAGCAGAGTCTACTCTTGAGGCACAGCTTGGTTACTCAGGGCTTGCTAATGCTCTACGTCAGCAGCAGTTCCAAGGTCTGTTTGACTTGTTGAAGGGCGAGCAAGCTGCCGCAGCAGCGCCTACTAGTGGCTATACAGGCGCACCGGTAAATGCTTCAACAGGAACTTCATTTAATGCGTATGTTTATTCTTATATTGCCGCCGGCATGGATGCTAAAAGCGCGGCAGAACAAGCCATGCGCGACCTTGGTATAATGACATAACAGGAGCTAAACAATGGCTATTAATATAAACACACTCTTCGCGGACATCATTGATACTCCTGAACAGCGTCAAGAGAAATTACTACAGCAGGGCATGGCTCAAGGTCAGCTACTCGCATCAGGTCTCACAGGCCGAGCTAGGGCGTTAGCTCCTCTTGCTCAGATGGCAGGTCAGCTAGGTGTACAGCGTAACGAAGACTTGCGCCGTGCAGTACAGCCTATGCTTGGGATTGATCCAAGGACTACTGGTGAGAAAGTAGGTGAGCAGATTGCAGGGTTAGACATGTCTACACCTGAAGGGATGCTTCAAGCCGCACAAGCACTTCAATCTATAGACCCTCTTCGCGCAGCTACACTTAGACAGGCAGCGGCAGAGCAGCGCAAAGCGGATCAAGACAGAAAGCGCACAACCGAATTACAAGACATGCAACTTGCCGCAGCAAGAAGGCAAGAAGAATCAGCTCTGGACACCGAAAAGAATAGAGCTGCTAATGTTTTGAGATATAAAACACTAGGGATTCCTAGTGCATTTGTTGACTCGTATGCTACAGGAGAGCTTTCGGCTACGGATCTTATGAAGGCGTGGGGAGAAAGCTTATCTGCAAAAGCTAAGGTCAAGCCGTTTAAGTTTACCTCACTCAAAGACACGGATTTAAAAACAGCAATCAAACATATTTCGACCAACGCAGAAGCAAAAAGTTTACTAGAGCAAACCAGAGAAGGTACTGGATTCTTTGGGTGGGGTGGAGAAGCGGTGTTTGATCAACAAAGCCTAATAGATGAAGCTGCTGTATGGCGTTCAATCAATCCTGCTATGACCATTACTGAGGCAGTAGATGAAGCGGTTAAAAGCTTGCCATCAGGTGGGGCAAGAGCGCTGTTGCAAGAAGGTGATGGTAACGCAGCGCAGCAAATGCAACAGTCATACAATACTGTTACGGGCAAAACAACTGAAACAGGGTCAGTAAATCTTAGCGCCTCAAATGCTGCTGCTCCAGATCCTAGCGCATCCTTTAATTCTCAAGTCGCAGATTTGGTAGCGCAAGCAGAAGCACTGCGATCAGGAATAACTTTACCCCTTCAAGAAACACCGACTAGCAGCGATGTTAATCCTATAACACCTCAGATAGATGCGCCCAGTGCAGATATATCTGCTCCAAGAATTACTAGGTCAGGGTTTGATACAGCAGTTATCCCTCAAGCCGCAGGAGTTAACCAAAACACTTTAGCAAATTCTAGGCTTGGTACTGCCATCTCTAGCTATTGGGACAAACTTAATAACCCAGAAATGTTTGAGCAAGAACGAGCAGCGCAAGCAGCGAAAGATGCATTGACGCCACAGCAGCAACGCGAACAAGCTAAAGCATCGGATTATTTAAAAGCTGTAGAGAATTTAGATTTCCCCGCTTTGCCTAAACTTGCCAAAGGAATACGAGCGATTCCCGACATTGTATCAGCAGCAACCTCCACTATGGCGCGTCTTGGCGACCGATTAGCAGCAGAAAATGGCGTGTCAAACGAGGCGCAAAAAGTATTTGATGCAGCGTTAGACTCAACCGCTAACATTATAGGCTCATTAGTAGAAGGACAATCTGGGGCGTCTTCAAGAGAGTCAGGCGAAAGAGTGCTAATGCAAATAGAAATTGCTCAATCTAATATTCAAGAAATGCAACGCGAGTTAGGTAAGCTTCCTCCTGCTGTGAGAAGCCCTGTCTCTTCAAGCTTATCAGCATTAAAAGAACTCATGATATCTTACAAGAAAAGATACAATATCCCCACTTCATAGCAGAGGTTCAGATGCCTGATCTTTCTTTATTAAGCCCAGAAGATTTAAACGCGCTTGCATCTCAAGACTTTGAATCCATGTCTGCGGAGGGAAGGCAATTAGCCTTTCAAGATATTCAAGCCCTACCAATTGAGCCTGAAGTCACGCCAGAAACGGGCGCGTTGAAAAGATTTCAATATGGTTTTGCTAAAACAAAATCGGACGCAGGATTATTATATCGCACACTGCAAGTTAAAGCAGGGTTGGGTGAGTTTCAGTTTGGCAGGAACGGCATAGAATACAAAACAGCAGAAGAGTCGTTTGGGTCAGGTTTTGCAAATGCTTCTGATGAAATGAAAGCTGCGGTGCTTGAAGAGCTAGACCGTAAAGAACTAGCGCAAAACTTTCCGAACATGAACCCTGATGAGATAGGGGGAGTAGCAGGGTTTCTCGGCAGCTTGGGTGGAGCTTTGATTAGCCCGACAACTCTAATCCCTGTAGGCGCGGGAGCAAAAGCGGGCGTAAAAAGCTTGGCTCTGATTGGTGGTGCGTTTGGCTTTGAATACAACGTCTTAGATCAACTTGCTTCTACTGCCAAAGTTGACCCTAAACAAGCAGCAGTTGCCACTGGTGTCTCTGCTATCGCCACGCCTTTGACGATTAAAGGATTAAGCGCGCTAGGTACAGGAGTTAGTAACGCTCTACTTGGTAAAGCTTCCCCTAAAAAAATCACTGAAGCCGACAAGATAATGTACGAAGTCCAAGACATTATAAACGAAGCACGGATTGACTTGCCTGATGTTAGGGTTGGAGCGCAAAACATTGACGAGGTTATGCCTTTAATAAATAAAAAGACAGGGCTAACCAAAGACCAGTTAACTGAATACATGGTACAGGCAACCTTCAAACCTAAAATGCCGGGCAGCAAAGTGCAAGCACTGTCAGCTATGGCAGATCAGCAGTCTGCACTTAACCCTGTTACAGGGGGGTTACTGCAAGGGCTAAGAGATTTTGCGGGAGTAATTTCTACCGACCTTTCGCGAATCAGTCCTCGCTTGGGAGGATTGCTTGAGCGTCATGATGGAACAGTAGCAAACAACATCGCGAAAAAATTAAAGGAGGCGAGTCCTTTCTTTAATTTAGTAAATAAACTTCCAGACAAAATGGTTAATCAACTTAACCGTCACCTTGCCGCAGGTGAATTTGATGCAGCAAAATCTATGCTATCAAAGTATGACCCCAACGCAGATAAAATTTTTGGCAGCGTAGAAGGTATGCTAACAACGCTGCGAGACGAAATGCTAGAGGCGGGAATAAAAGTCGGCAACTTAAAAAATTATTTCCCGCTCAAGGTTATAGATTATAAAGACTTGCTAAAGGCTACTAACCGAGAAGATAAGCCAAAGATCACCCGCATGCTAGAAGCTCACGCTAAAAAGCATGGCTATAAAAGCACTGATGATATGCCTATTGATGAAGTCGAGGATGTCATTGCAAAGTTTAATGGTTTGAGATCGCAAAAAGCAGGGGCTACTAGATCTATTTCTACCAAAGGCAGACAGTACCAGAACATAGACGAAACTTTAATTCAACAATACAAAAAACCACAAGCCGCACTTCACGATTACATTGAAGAGACAGTAGCAGCGATAGAAAAAAGAAAGTTCTTTGGCAAGTTAAACACTGTAAACAAAGGTAGTCGCAACATCTCTGCGGAAGACTCAGCTTCTAAGATTGTTGCACAGGAGCTACAAGCAAAACGCATAGCTCCAGAGGATGTGGCAAAAGCAGCAGAGATTATTGAGGCGCGGTTTGGCATGGCTGAAAAGTCAGCAGGGAAAGCGAGCAATATCTCCAAGAACTTAATTTATCAAATGACTATTGCAAATCCATTGTCAGCTATTACACAGATTGCGGATGTTGGTATGTCGGTGTTTGCTTTTGGTCTTATGCCTACCATCAAAGCTTTGGTCGGAAAGAAAAACTTTAAGCTTGAGCAATTGAATTTAGATCAAGTGGTGTCAGCGGAGATGGGGACAGTTGGGGCTATGGCACGCACACTAGATACAGCGTTCAAGGTCAGTGGATTTAAATTTGTAGATCGACTTGGCAAAGAAACAATAGTCAATGCGGCCTATCATAAGTTTCGCAAGCTAGCCAACAACAAAAACGGCGTTAACTATTTAAGAAAAAGGTTTGGCAATGTCTTTGGCGATGAGTTTGATTCTGTGCTGACAGACTTGAGAGCGGGAAACATTACTGACAACTTAAACATTATGATGTTTTCAGAGCTTGCTAATTTTCAGCCTATCTCTTTGTCTCAGATGCCGCTCAAATATCTACAACATCCCAATGGTCGCGTGTTCTATGCGCTAAAATCCTTTACTGTAAAACAATTGGACGTAATGAGGCGCGAGATTTTGCATGAGTTCTCTAATGGAAACCCTGCGCTTGGAGCAAAAAAACTAATCGCGTTTGCTACGATCATTCCTCTTGCGGGAGGAAGCGTACAAGAAGTTAAGGATTGGCTAACGCGAGGAGATGAGATTGCTTTGGAAGATATACCTGATCAGTTTATTACAAGTCTGTTTAAAGTAATGGGTACTTCAAGGTATGTAGTAGAGAATCATCTAGCTGAAGGCAGGATTACTCCTGCGCTTGGCGAAGTATTCATGCCTCCAATTAGTTTGTTTGATGGGTTGACAGAAGATGTATACGCTATGTCTCAAGGTGAGCTAGATGCGCAAGGATCTAAGATGCTAAGCCGAGTACCTGTGTTCGGCAGGATAATGCAAGACTGGCTCTTAGGCGCACGAGAAGAGAAGCGCATGAAAGATATACTAACAGACTAAAACTTCGGAACACGCCTCTCGCTCATCTGGGCGAGGGGTTCTTCCTTAACCTCGTTCTCAATCAAGAAATCGCAGAAGTGTTTGATCTTCCTTAGATCCTCAACCCCTCCCTTGTCTCTCCATCGAGAGATGTACTTGATGATAGCCCCTTCACAGAACTGCATCTCATTCGCGAGGATGTATTCAATCGGTTGAATCTTTAGCTTCTTGTAGTGGTCACCCGCTACCTGATGGTCTGTTGCGCTCAATGTAGTAACTCCTCGCTGTCATGTTTATCTTCAATGAACTGCATGAAGTGCTTCTTCATGAACTCATTCTTGTTTACGAACTCGGTTAGGTCTTCAAGCATCAAGGCTATCGTCCCTATGACATCACGGTCATGACCCTCAAGGGTTTGCACCATGTCGTTGATCCACTCGTAAGCCTCGTCAGAGGACACCATTTCTATGTAGATTTCATCATCCATTATTCGCCCAACCTTTTTTTGTGCGCTCTAATAAGTTCCACGAACCCTGACAACAACTCTTCGTAGTCTGCCTTGTATCTCTTCACAGGGGACGACTTTTTAGCAATCATGTCCTTGACAAAGTCTCTTCCGTACATGTCTTCCATCCACATCGTATACTCTTGAGCAGCAGAACCGTGTCTCATGCCCCACATGTTGCACCCTGCACATTGAGGATGGATGTTCTCTATCTCTAATGCCCAGTACGATGAGTTGCCCTTTGGTATGAAATGACCGCCTTGCATCTGCGTGTAGTGCTTGCTAACTCCGCAAGAGACACAGCTACAGTACCCATCATCATCTGCCGCAGCTATCCTCGCGAGCTTCTGTATAGCCCTGTAGCACTCCTGCCTTAACATCGCGCTAGTCTTGGTTTTCGGCTTCGACTTGCGCTTTTTTCGCCTATCTATCGCTCTTGGCATCCCAGTTTCTCTCGTGAAGCAATGCGAACATGGTTTTCTCGGCTCGAATCTGGCTCGCCGTATTCATTTTATCGTAGCGCAGCTTGATTAGTGCGAGACTAAACAGCTTCGACATGACAGAGTATGTCTTAGCTACAGCCTTTACATCTTCCGGTGGATTGTACTGCGGTTGGTCATTCATGATTCTCTAGCCTCAAATGCATCTAGTTATAAAAGATATGCCGCCCAATCTTGCGGCTGATGTTTAGGCTTTTTATCCAGTAGGGTTGAACGTCATCTCTGTGATAGTAGGTAGCACCACTCGTTATGTCAACGAGATTAGGCCAATTTACCGCAATACTGAGGGCTAAAGTGTATGCCCCTTGGTCTACTATTACTTCGGGCTTACCATCGCAGTAATAGCTGAAATGGCACTGATTTCGGAGCATATGACCCATCCATGACCTGCCTTGTTGGACTACTTCACAAGGGGTATCGGGGAACTTAGGAGATTCCACTCTATTTAGGATGGTATTAGCTACTGCGACCTGCCCATCCAAGGGTTCAGACCTAGCCTCGAAGTAGATAGCCATAGCTAGGCAAGTAATCTCAAACATGGGGCTTCCTCCCTGCTTTCCTGTGATGAAACCCTACCTCGATGTGTCGGCGCTTGGGTTTAGGTGAACCGCCGTGCTTCTTGCGCACCATGTACTTATCGTTGAATGGAAAGACGTAATACAAAACCCGCTCATCATTCGCGCACCATTCTGCTTCCTCCAACGCGCGGCTGAAGTCATCAAAGACAATCACTTGCGCTTACTCGGGAACTCAACGAACACCCCGAACTTTTCACTAAGGTGTCGGCTAAGGACAGCGTAGGTGTTGTAGTAATCATCCGACCCCACTTTCGCGGTAGAATCTTCGTTGGCTACGATTTTTTGAATGGGCTTCCAAAGGTACTGCTTCACGAGAGAAGGTGACCACGGTATATCTACCTCCTGCTTGATGACTCGCTTCATATCATAGCCTGAGTCGTTCAGCTTCTCGCCTAGTAGTCGGCAGTAAACATGCAGTGCGTTGTTCTGAGCTGAGGTTCTGGTCTTACCGCCCTTGATCTTGAGTGTCAGATACTTCTTCTCCTCGTACATCTGAGTCATCATCTTGATGAAGGCTTCAAGCGAACGCCTGTCATCTACCACCCAGAAATCCCCTTGATTGATATCTGTCATTTCTTCCCCCTCTGGCCGAAGCGAGCATCGAACCGTTGCTTTTCTGTTAATATATGATCGGAGTAGGTGCAGGAAGGGAAGTGCTTAACTTCCCCGCCCTTGCTGAAGAACAACTCCAAGTCTTTCTCTAATCTATCTCTAACCTGTTTATTAGTTTGAGTCGCCGTCAGCATACTCTTCTCCTATTTTAAACACATCGTCCATGCTCATGCCAAGCGCGTCACAGATTTCTTTGTAACGTTTCACTGTCATCCCCTTGTGAGTCAGGGAGTGAGAGTAGTTAGCTGCACTCACCCCTATCTCCCTCGCAACGACAATATGCTTGATCTTAGTGATGTAATGAGCATTTCTTATTGCGTTTCCAATGTGCATCATTGTCTCCTAAGCTATTCTCCAAGCACGAATAGACAGATCTTTTTTCGACTTAGAAAGTTTTCTAGTTGTAAATTTCATGTTTAATTTTTTTGCTACGTTTAAAACAGCAGTTCGTTGAGTCTCGCCTTTAACAACGCAAGAATCGCCTACCTCCATTGTCCTTAATGTTTTGAGAGCAACATAGTAAAACGAGCGCGAAGATGGAACAGCAACTTTCTTGTCAGGTATAGGCAGCTTGCTCTCAATTCTTAATGTCTCCGCATCATTCAACATATCTTGCTCAATGGTTGGATTTGGTGTTTCTGTGCGCTGTTCTTTTTCAGGCTGTGCTATTAACTTAACATGTGCTTCGGAAGTCATCCTGCCCTTTGGCTCAAGAAAATCCATGCTTAGAGTAAGGCATTCGATCACAATATCTGTAGCAGTTTTCCCAAGTTTAATTTTGTGCATTTGAACCGCGCTGTACAGCTCTTCAGGAATGTATACAGCAAGCTGTCTGCGATCAATTTTTGCACCGAGTTGATTGCTTGTCGGGCTTACTTCTTTCTTGTGTGAATTAAAAAATAACATATCATCCTCCAAGGATAAGGGGGCTTGCGCCCCCGCTAAATTAAAAGGGTATATCTTCTGAAGCAACCTCCACCTTGGGCGCAGGTGCAGACTGAACATCCTTCGGCTTGACCGACAGGCTCATATACTTCTTACCGTTCTTAGATTCCTTGAGCCACGAGTTCAGCCAGTATTCCTGACCGCCTACATTGATCGTGCCATTGTAGTCAGCGTGCGTCTCAGCCTCTTTGCGCTCGTTCTTGAACAGTGCGCCACGGTTTGTATCATCGTAATCACTCATCACATTCTCCTACTGAAAGTATTGGTTAACATCTTGTTTGATTCTTAATGCTGCATTGGTTACATGTTCTGCCAATGCTGCTATGTACTCCTCATCGCGTTCAACACGAACGATCAGAGGTTTCATGGTCTGGTGATAGGACATGAAGTCCCACCACTGACGGCCTGTGACCCACAAGCACCCCATAATCTGCTGCAAGTGTTTGGAAGGTACTACTCCTGCCTTCACCCACTCAACATGCGTAGCAGGGGCAGGGCATTTGATTTCCAAACCACCATCCTCCCCCACTAATCCGTCTGGCGAACAACCTGCGTTCACAGTGTCGTGCAGACAGAACCCTAGCTCCTGAACAGTATTCCCTGTCAGGGCTTCGTACAATTCACGCGCATCTGGCTCTAGCTCAGTGCCGCGCTTCATGTGTTCGTTGACGTAGACCAGTGTAGTCTCGCCTGTTAGCTCTTCAGCGACTAGCTGATTGATGTAAGCCTCTACCTGTGTGGACTTACCCCCTTTGCCAGTAACTATCTTAGAAAACTGTGAGGCAGACGGGACACCTAACCTAGCTGACAGCCACTCATCACTTCCCTGTTCGCAATCTATTATTCTCATGAGTCCTCCACAATTTGTTAGTTAGGTCTATTAGATCCTTGCAAGGCTTGCAGAACGGGTAGTAATTTGGCTCTACCCATTGACTGCAAGTCCCGCATCGTAAATCCCTTCTCATTAAAAGAAATCCGGCGCAGACTGTTTCGCTGCGGGATGTGATGGGTGCTTAGGCTTAGCAGATGCAGCATTACCATCGTCATCCTCGGACGGAGTTCCCGCAATGGCTTGCAAACTATAGCGCCTTGCATAAGAAAGGCATGAGCCGACAGATTGGGCATCCATCTTCGCGAGAGGGATAAAGAACGATTGCTCTAGCCACTCGCCAGAGGAGTGCATCAGCCTAGTAGCCAGACCTACAGAACCTTCACCACTTACAGGGAACTGCACATAGCTTAACCCATGTGCGGCGAACGGAGCTTTGACGGCCTCGATGACATCACCAAGTGATGCGTACTTAGATTTGAAGAATGGATTTGATGAGCCTTTGACTGCTGCCCCCATCTCACCCTGTGCCGCAGCCATCGCGGCTGCTAGGTTTGCTATTGATTCAGATTGTTTCATG